GCAATCTGGGCTTTCCCCGCCAGGCTGCTTTGGCGGGTTACCGCCTGCTCTTCGGTCGCCAGCTGTGCGGCCAGCGCCGCGTGCTGGTCCTGCAGACCGGCAAGCGCGCTTTCCTGCTCGGTATACTTCGCCGTCAGGCCGGGAATGGACTGCTGCAGCTTGTCCAGCGCACCCTGAAGCTCCGACGCTTTGGCCGCGTCGCTGGCAAAATGCTGGCCCACAAACTCCTGGGCTTTCAGGTTTGCAGCTTCCGGGGAGGGATGAATCTCGCTGCTTCTCGATCGCGGCGCGGCGCTGCACAAAGCTGCGCAGCTGTTCATTCACGCTTTCCAGCTCTGCTGCCGTGGATTCCGCCTTGCTCTGGGCATCGGAAAGCTCTTTCCCAAGCGCCAGATGCTTGCTGTTTGCGGTATTGATCTGCCTGTCCAGCGCAGCAACCTGCTGGGCGGTGCTCTTGGCCTTGGCCTGCAGCTCTTTCAGCTCGGCATAGGCGCCTTTATTGTTGATTCTGGTATCCAGAATGATCGCCCCATCAGCCAAAAATTACACCCCCAGACTTTTGAAAAATTCTTCTTCCGCGCTGGTCAGCTTGTGTTTGGGCAGGGTGACCAGATCGGGATTGTTGCGCACAAATTCCTGCTCGGCTTTGTCCAGCTTTTTGCCGTGCAGGCGCTTATTGCGGATGGAGACGACCTGCGCAAACTGGCCGTCCCCGATGCAGCCAAATGCCCCGATGAACTCCCACCAGTGCAGGTAGGCGCAGCGGCGGCAGCTGTAGCCCAGAACTTTGTCCACTGCCGGTGCCATGATGGCGGCGTCGGTGTCCCAGTCCACAAGGGCGGGCTTTGGCACGGCGGCTTCCACCGGCTTGCCGCAGTTGATGAACACCATGGCCGCCTGGGCTGCTGCACTCAGGTCCGGCAGGCGCTTCCAATCCGGGTACAGGATCTCCAGGCAGGCAAGGGTCTGTTCCTGCGGGCTCAGCTCCGGGTCACGCAGGGCGGAGATGGCATCCAGCACGGCGCGGTAGTCGCTGCGGATGGCAAACTCCTGCCCGCATACCGTCACGCTGGTGGGCAGCTTCCAGCCGCTCACTGCTGCTCCGGGGCCAGCCCGGCGGTGCTGCCCTGGTAGGCGTCCGCGTGCCTGGCAATGCGGGCCGCGCTGGCCTTGGCGGCGGCTTCCACCGCCTGGGTCAGCATCGGGGTGACGGCATCCAACACGGCTTCGGCCACCAGGCTGCCATCCTCGCAGAAAGCCAGGCTGGATACCCCGGCAAAGAATACATCCGATACCGGCGTGCCGAAGATGTAATCAAACCAGTGGCGCACCTGCCTGTCCCACTCCACCAGATCCTCGGGGCCGGTCACGGGCGCGGCCGTAATTTCGGCAATCTTGGCGCGGGCTTCCTCCATGCGGCCGGCCAGGCCGATGTCGGAGGGATTGAAGCGGATGGTGCCGATCAGGGTGCCGTCCGCATCCTTGACGTCATAGCTTTTTAAGCCGCGGTCAATGTTCAGCTCCATTGTTTATTCCTCCGTGAAGGTGGGCACGCCGGCCGCAATGGTGCAGGTGCCCAGCGTTTTGTTGTTGGACAGGTGTACGTTCATCGGCATGCCGACGTAATCGGAGCCGCCCAGGCTCTGGGGCACGATGGTGCAGCCGGTGTGCTTTTCCGCCGTGAAGGAGCCGGAAGCAGCCCCCAGGAAGCAGTGGACGTGCAGCACATCGAACATGCTCAGCTCGCTTACGGCGTTGCGGCGCTCAATGTCCAGCAGCTTGGCGCTCAGCTTCTGGCCGCCGCGGATGGTGCAGGGGTCCAGGTCAAGCTCCGGCTTTGCGGCGCTCACGTTCACGTCCGTAATGCCCAGAATGTCGGTCACGGTGTCGGTGTCGTGGTTGTATTCCACGCTTGCGTCCTCAACGCCGCGGCCCAGCAGTTCCCAGGTCTCCGTACCGGAACCGCCGACGTTCACAAAGATCATGTCCAGTTTGCGGTCAGCTTTTTGGCCGGCGGTCAGGTTGATAGCAGCTTCTGCCATGGTTATTCCTCCTCAAGATAGAGTTTGATTTGTAATTGATAGCGGGCCGCGTTGGCATCCGCCCCGGTGGGCACACCGGCGTTGGATGCCGTGATTTTGGTCACGCGGTACCCGCTGACAGCGGGATAGTTGTGGGTGCGCTCCTGCCCGCGAATCCAGGCGGAGAGCGCGGCGAAAAAATCAGCAGCGTCCAGGTTGGGCTTCAGCTCCCGCCCAAATGGCAGCTGTGCCACAAAGGTCAGGTTGTATTCGGCCAGGTCATACCCCAGCACGTCGGTGCGGTGGCTCTCGCTGGCCGTGCGCAGGGTGTATTCGGTCGGTTCTGCGCCCAGGTAGTTGGCGTTGAACAGGTCCTGCCTGTTGATCAGGGGGCACTGTGCGCGCATCCAGGCGCGGGTGGCATCCAGTACGTTCATCTTCCGGGTCTCCCTCCTGCCAGGGCGGCGGCTTCGCGGATGACGTCATCCTTGTGCTCGGCCATGGCCCGCTCAAACCAATAAGCGCCCCGATCCGGCGCGCCGTTGTAGGTCAGCGGGCGGCCGGTGGGGTACTTGTGGGGCGGGCTGAAAAAGCCTGCCAGCTCGCCGCCCTCAAAGATGGGAATGTTGGGGCCGTACACCTCGCCGTAGTACAGGTAACGCGCATAGGGCGTGGCGTACACGATCATGCCGTCCCCGATGGCGCTTGCCGTGATAGCGCTGTGCTTGAGGGTGCCGGTGCGGAACGGCACCTTGGGGTCGCAATAGCGGATCACCGCTTCGTCCACCGCCTTCTGCACTCTCCCGCCCGGTGTCAGCCCCCGTTTTTCCAGGGCATCCGAAAGGGCGGAAAGGTCAAGGCGGGCATCATATTTCAGTCCCATCAGCTTGCCTCCACATACCAGTGCGGCGCGGGGTGGCCGCGGTTGTCATGCACGTCCAGCACGGTGGCGGTCACGGTGCCGCAGGTGATCTTGTCGCCGGGGGCAATGTCCAGCCCAGCGGGGGCGGCGCTTTCCGGGATGCGGCATTTGTACACCCGCGCCGCGTGCAGGCCGGTGGAATCCACCGCGGTCTTTGCCTGGCCGTACCAGCTCACGCCGGTCAGGGTGGTTTCTTCTTTCACGTCCCGGTCGGCATCGCCGTCATAGTGCAGGTGGGTCAGGGTCACGGTCTGGTCACAGCCGTACAAGGGCGGCACCTCCCATCCCGGCCCGCATAGCGCAGCGGATGGCTGCGCGGCAGGTAAATATCCGCGGCCGCCTGCATGTCTGCCGTGTACTGTGCGGTCAGGGCGGCAGTATTCAGCGTTTCGCTGTAGCCGTCTGTGTTAAAGGCTGCCAGGCCGGGGCGGCTGCGCTCATCGGCCTTGGCGGCCTGGTAGCGGGCGGCAACATCCGCCAGCGCGCAAGCCGCCAGCTTTACGGTGTCATCCACCGGTGCCCCGCACTTCAGGCGGCCAAAGGTGATGCTGTCCAGATAAGCGCAGGCTTCCCGCACGGCGGGCATCCACTGCCCCTGGGTGGTGATCAGGGTGCCGCAGTAGGCGCCCTGATAGTCGGTAAAATCAGCATACATGGCAGCCCCCTTACTTGGATGCAGGCAGGGTGACGGCAACCGGCACGGCGGCTGCGGCAACCGTTACGGTGCCGGTCTGCGGGCGGTAACCGTCTGCCTTGACGCTGTAGGGATATTCACCGGCGCGCAGGTGGAACACGGCGGTGCCGTCAGTGCCGGTCAGGCGGATGGAGCCGTTCACATTGACAGCTGCACCGGCAATGGCATTGGGGGAGCTTTCGGCATTATCCTTGACGGTAAAGGTCACAGTCTGGTCGGTGTAGGCGGTCGCGGCGTCAATGTAGGCAAAGGGCACGTTGACGCGGTTCTCGTTCATGCGGGTGGCGGGGTTCGGCATAGCCCAGCCCATGCGGAAGGTAACGCGCAGGGCAATCATGTCCTGCTGGGCCAGGTTGAAGATGATGGCCTTGGTGCTGGGGTCCTGGATCACGGCCTGGTCCAGGATCTTGACGTCCACATCCTGGCGGATGGCGTACACCAGCTGCTTGAAGTTGCCGGCCACCATGCGGGCAACGCTGGTATCAAAGCTGCCGTTCTCAGGAAAGTAGATCGGCGCGCCGTCCAGGGCATAGGGGGTGGTGCCCTGCATATCGCTCTTGTACAGGGGGTGGCCGTTGGTGTCCTTGATGCCGCGCAGGGACGCTTTGGCACCCATGGCAGCCACAACACCGTCCACGGTGTAGCCTGCATCCTCCACCTTGGCAAACAGTCCGTTTTCGCCCAGCAGGGAATCATAGGTGATGCCGCCGGAAACGTTGTTGCCGGCCTGGCGGGCAACGGTGATAATGTCGTTCTGCCACTCTGCCGGGCGGTTGATGCCGAACAGAATGGCCTGGTCCACCCGCAGGCCGATGGCTTCGTTGACACGCGGGGTTACCTCGCCCAAAATGTCAAACTCAGCATCGGCCAGAACGGCTTCGGGGATGGGGACAATGACTGCCAGCTCACCGGCGGTCAGGTAGACGTTTTCCCACGCCTGGCGGGAAGTCTGCTTATAGCCGGTATCACCGTTGACCCAGTAGGCCAGCGGCAGCATGGAAAGCACCGGAATGCGGGTCTGCTTGCTGGTCATGTTGGGCAGCTTGCGGCCCAGCTGCATCACAACGCTCTGCTTGGGGGCATCCTGAAAAATGGTGCTGACAACCTGCTCACGAATCAGGGCTTCAGCGCGGGAACGATCAATAACATTGGGCATGGGTTATTCTCCTTTCATTTGCCAAACGCGGCACGGATCGCTGCGTTTGCTTCTTCGCGGCCGGTGGCAGCTGCCGGGGTGCCGGTAGCACTGGCCACAATACGCGCGGGCTTGGTATCGGCGGCAAATGCGCCGGGGTCATTTTCGCGGTAGGTCTTTACAAAGTCGTCAAAGCCCAGCAGGCTGTCCCCCTGCAGGGGCAGGTTCTTGGCGGCCAGGTCGGCCATAAATGCCTTTTTGGCACTGGCGCTGGTAAAGTGCAGCCCGGCGGCTGCATTCTGGGCGGCATAGCCTGCCTGCAGCTCGGCCACTTTTGCGTCCGCCGCTTTCTGGGCATCGGCGGCTTTCTGCTGCCAGTCGGGGTCGTAGCCTTTCAGCTTGGTGTTGGCTTCGTCCAGCTGGGTGCGGATGGCGTCGCGTTCGGCTTTGGCCGTCTCGGCGGCCTGCTTTTCGCGGTTCACGTCCGCACCGTTCATGGCGAACACGCGCTGCACCTGCTCATCATTCAGGCCAAGGGCTTTGAGTTCTTCGGTTTTCATGGGTGTTACCTCCTGTGTAGGGTGTCAGATAGGCGTTTTTAGGTGGTGGCCGTCACCGTCTGTGCGGCTGTGTAAGCCCTGCCGCAGCCGGGCAAAAGGGGATAAAAATTGCCCACTTGCCCCTCATGCAGGGCAAGCAGGCATAAAAATACCACGGTGCATTTTGCATCGTGGTTTCAATAATTTGTTGGTGCGGCCTTTACGGCACAATTTCAATGCTGGGCAAAACGTCCGTGTAAAAGCACAGCCGGTACTGGTGCGGGCAGATGTAATTCACCTTGAACTGTTCCGGGCTGGTCACTGCGGTCAGCACGGCCAGCATCAAAACAAGCAGCTTCTTCATTATATCCTCCTAAAAATGGGCATGAAAAAACCACGGTGCGTGTGCATCGTGGTTGAATGTTTAGGGGTTATTCAGGCAGTTCACCCAATCGTTTCAGAATGTTGTAGCATCCACGGGCAGCCAGTTGGGCAGGAGGAATGTCTCCATCAAGCGCAACCCAACCGTCCGGCACGGTATACTTTGGGTCAATAGGGTTCTCTTGAAGGAACTTTTTCATTTCTTCAATTTTCTCTGGCGTAATAGTGAATGCCATAATTCTGAACCTCTTTGAAATAAGTATTCAATGTATCATAAACGGCGGCTTTGGTTGTCGCTTTGTTCATGTCAAACATCAACAGGGAAGTCAGGTTTTCCAAAGCTGTTTCATCGGTATTGTTGGTTCTTTCAATCGCGTAAAGGGAACCATCATTGCCAACGGCGGTCAGAATGCGGATGGTTTTGTTTTTAGAGAATGCGTCCAAATCATCAGGTGAAAATGTCAGCCCGCTTGGGTGCGAGTGCATTACAATACAGTCGACATTCGGAACCTTGATTTTTACAGATGTTCCCGGTTCAGAACTTTCCTTGTAACCGCCCAGAGGCTGCATATCCAGCCCATAGCAGCGGGCCTTTTCTATCCCAAGCGGAACCTTTCGGGCTTCCAGCAGCAGCTTCTTGTGCGCGTTGGCAAGGGCGCGGCTGCCCGCAGCGTCCAGCGTCTCACAGGCAAACGGCTGAATACGCTGAATGCTCTGGATGGTAATCTCCTTGTACCCCAGGCTGATTTCTTTCAGTGTAGCATTGTTTTGGGCGGATTGCAAGGCACTTGCCGCTGCATCCGCCTGTTTCGCTTCCCTTCGCCCAAAGCCAGGTACACCGGTCCTTGCCCCATCCATCTGCTCCCCGGTTTCTGCCAGGAACGCACTCAGCTGCTGCCGGGCGGCTTTCAGCTTGGCGGCGCTTTGGCTGGCATCCACCCCGGCGGCGGTCTCGGCCAGGTAACGGCGCTTATACTTGCGCACCCTGCGTTCCAGCGCCCGCTGCATCTGGGTGATCTCGTACCGGGTGTACAGCCCGCCGCCATAGGGGATATTACGGGCATCCAGCTCGGCCAGGCGTTCGTCCGTGTAATTGCGGACAGATACGCCGGGGTAGAACGGATAAAAGTTGTGGCGGCAGTTCCAGCCGCACAAGCCGGGGCCGGTGCCGTACCCGGTTGCGGTTTCAAAATCTTCGTACCGCTCGCCGCCCTGCACCACAGCACCGCCGCGGTGGTAGACCCGGCCCTGCCACACCGCATGGGTGGGGCGGGCACCCTCGTGGGCGGTCACCTCCACAAATTCGCAGTCCATCTCTTCCATGCGGGCCAGTTGCAATTTCGCACAGGTCTGGTTTACGCCGGTCAGCACCGCCCGGCGGGCGGCCACTTCCAGCGCGTCAGTGTGGCCGCTGGGGTAGATGATGTACGGCATGGTGTCCGCCAGATCGTCAACCGCGCGGCGGATGGCCGTGTTGTAATCCATGGCCCCGGTGCTGACCAGCCCCCATGCGCGGGAAAGCCGGTCCTCAAACGCGCTGGTCACCGTGTTGGCGGTGGTGGCCGTCAGGTTCTGCCAGGTGCCGCAGGTCTGGCGGTACCCGGCATTCAGCAGGTTCAGCAGGGCAGGGGACTGGTTGACCGGCGGGTCCAGCCCGGCCGCAGCGTAAACGGCATCGTCCGCAGCCAGGGTCTGTGCCCCGGCGGTTTCCAGCAGCCGCTTGATCTCCGCCCGGCTTTTGCCGGTGTACTTGGCCAGGGTGGCAACGGTGTTGCTGCGCACCGCGCGGGTTTCGGCCAGCCGCCATGCCTGCCATATGGCCGTTGGGGTCAGCGGGTCCAGCTCGCCCAGGCTTTTCATGCGCCGGGCAATGTCCTGCAAAATGTCGTCTTCCACCTGCTGCCATAGCTGCACAAAACGGCGGGGCAGGGCTTCCAGCTGGTCAGGGGTCAGCATGGGGCATCACCTCACGGGGCAAAAGTCAGGGCTTCGTCGGCGTTGTTCTCGGCGCTGGTTTCAGCCGCGATCTGGGCGGCTTCCTCCTGGCTGTAGCCCTCAAACTCGGTCAGGTAGCGCTGCATGGGGAACTTGCCCGCCTGCACATACTGCCAGAACAGCTGCTTGCGCTCGCTGGGGTCATTTACAATGCTGTCGTCCCAGTTGTACACGGCGGTGTAACTGCCTGCGGGGGCCAGCTGGTACAGGTCGGCATAGGCGTTCATCGCGTACAGCAGGTCATCCAGCGCCACCTGCAGCGCGTGCTGAATGCTTTTTACGGTGGAATAGCTGCGCTGCTTGCTTGCCATGATCTCGGTGGCGGTCTTGTCCACGTTCTGGGGGTCGCTCAGGGTGCCATAGGCAAGGCCGCACTGGAACTCAATGCGTTTCAAGATTCCGTCCAGCCCGCGCAGATAGGATTCATCCCGCAGGGCGGGCGCAAACACGTTGAACAGTGTGCGGTCCGCCACATTGCCGGTCATGCAGCCGCGGTACAGCCGCCCGCTGCGCTGGTCCATCTGGAACCCCCCGTCCCCGGTGGGGCGCAGGGCCGCAGCGTCCACATCAATGGCAAGCTGGCCGCCCTCGTACTCCCACAGCAGGCGGCCAAACTGTTCGTCTGCATCGTGGATGGTATCCACAGCGGGGGCGTAAACGCTGGCCCCCAGCGGGCTGTGCCGGTCATTGCGGTTGGCAAGGGGAATGCGGAAGTAAGCGAATAGCGGCCGCTCCACCTCAATGCGCACCTCCGGCGCAATGTCGGCCCACTCGGGAACATCGGCCAGCGGGATCTCGTGCCCCAGGCTGGCCGTGCTGGAACTGGCAAACGCTTTGTTTTGGATGGTCTGCACCCCAGCGGCGTATTCGTGCCGCTCCAGGCGGGTGTAGATCGTGTTTTTGCGTTTGAGTTGTTCGGAAAAGATCGCCCCGGTCAGGCGGCCGGTGGTGTCAAAGGTGGTGGGGAAAAAGCAGTCCCCCTGCACCACATCCACCAGCAGCCGGTCACCGGAAACATAGGGTTTGAACACCGCCCCGCCCAGTGCGCAGGCAATCTCGGTGTAGTTAGGCAGCTTGTCCAGAAACGGGGCCAGCTGCTCTGCCAGATAGTCCGCCCGCGAAGAGCCGGACAGGCTGACTTCCAGCTCCATCGTGACCAGCCGGGCGAACTCCCGCGCCACGCTAGCTGCGATATGCAGGCTGTGCAGGTCGTTTTTGGCTGTGCACCAGGGGCCGCCCGTCTCGTACATCTGGGCCCACAAGGCAAGGGCATTTTCCATCTGGCCGGACAGGATAATGTCGTTTGCGCCGGAGGCATCGCCAAACAGCGTGCCGATCTGGGCACGCAGCCAGCGCAAAAGCTTTTGGAACATCTTCACTTCCTCCAATCCGCCCAGCGGTATTCGCGGGCCAGCACGGTATAACAAAAATAGCGGATGTCGTCCATGGCGTGGTCGTTCTCCTTGATGACGGCATCCTGCGGGGCTTTGTCGTCCCAGCAGTAGGTTTTGAACTCCCGCAGGGCATCTGTGCAGCTTTCGTGGATCTGCACCCGCCCGGCTTGCAGCAAGCTGGCCGTGACCCGGATGCCGTCCAGCACATCGTTGGCGGCAGCCCGCACCATGTACCGCCCATGGCGGCGAATGGTTTCAATAAAGGACGCGGCGGAGGGGTCCACCACCACTTCCTGCACATAGTAACCGCGGGTCAGCTCTTCCAGCGCGGCGTAATGTTCTTCATCGGTGCGCTGGTGCTGGACCTCGCGGGAGTTGTAGTAACTTTCCTTGATGCGCACTGCCCGGTTGGCCTGCACGCACCACAGCCCCATGCTGCAAGGGTTGTGGGTGCCGTAGTCGATCGAGACAAAAAAGCGGCCATCCATCCCGGCGGTCGGCCCGCGCAGCAGGTAGGCATCCGAGTTGGCCGCCACAAAGGGGTAAACCAGACCTTCGGCCACCACCCAGCGCCCGCGGATGTACCGCTCATAAAACACGCCGGTGTACTGCGCCCGGTACCGCGCCTTGATCGGCTCGGACAAGCTCAGGTTGTCATCCATCGTAAAGTGCAGGTACAGCAGGTTCTTGGCGCGGGCCTGCAAAATCCAGCTTTTGTAGAACCAGTGCTCCGGCCCCTCCGGGTTGCAGTTGAACCAGAACTTGGAACCGTCCACAGAACAGCGGGCGGTGGCCTGGTTTACAAAGCTTTCCGGCATCAGGGCAACTTCGTCAAACAGCGC